ACGACGGCGACGCTGCGACCTTCGGCCTGGGCTTCACCAAGGACCCGAGGGAGATCATGCCGGAGTTCCGCGTGTACGAGCCCAAGGCCTTCGGCTTCATCACCATACCGTTCTGGAACAAGGACTTCTCGACGGCCAACTACTGCATGGTGCGCACCGTCTGCAAGCCCGGCAGCGCACGCAACAAGGAGTGGCGCCCGCGAGGGCTGGCGACGCCCCTGTGGTGCGAGTGGCTCCTGTCCATCGGAGCCGACCAGGTCTACGTGACCGAGGGGCTGATCGACGCGATGGCGCTCGCCAAGATCACCGGCGGCGACACCATGGCCTTGGGCGGAGTGTCGAACGCCAAGCGCCTGGCGCAGGTGCTCTACGCGACGCCTCCCGAGCTCAGGCCGAAGAAGATCACGGTGGCCATGGACGAGGACGACGAAGGGCACAGGACCCGCGACAAGATCTGCCATGACCTTGACGTGCTCAAGATCCCCCATGCGGTGATGCCTCCCTACCCGGGCGGCGCGAAGGACGCCGACGAGTACCTCATGGCCATGCGCGGCAAGGAGTGGGAGTTCTACAAGAAGCAGGGCTCGGTGGCCACCGACTACCCGCTGTGGTACACGAGGTGGCTGTAGATGGGAGCTAACAAGGACGCATACATGCACGACGTGGAGGCCGCGAACGACGCGGCCTCCGTCGTCTCCGAAGATATTGCGGCAACAAACGGCTTTTCATCATCCCTGCCGCCCTTCCAGCAGGCCATCGTGCTCCGCGACGAGCTGCCCGAGATGCCGGCGGAGGTGATCGAGGGCGTGCTCCTGGAGACGCACAAGATGCTGCTGACCGGGCCCTCCAAGGCGGGCAAGACGTGGTGCCTGATCAACCTGGCCGTGAGCGTTGCGACCGGCGGCTGGTGGATCGACTTCAAATGCGCACAGCGCAAGGTGCTCTACGTGGACCTCGAGACCGACCCGAGGACGCTGCAGAAGCGCGTGTCCCGCGTGGCCGAGGCCAAGAGCGCCGACGCCCAGGCGGTGCGCGAGAACCTCACGCTCTGGCCCCTGCGCGGCAAGTCCTGCTCGCTTGAGGAGATCGCGGCCGAGCTCTTCTGCCGGTGCAAGGCGGGCGACTTCGGCATGGTCATCATCGACCCGGCCTACATGGTGCAGGACGGCGACGAGAACAACGCCAAGGACATCCGAGAGTTCTTCGCCAAGCTCGACGAGATCTGCGTGAACCTGGAGTGCACGGTGGTCATCAGCCACCACCATTCCAAGGGTGCCCAGGGCCTCAAAAGCGCGATCGACCGTGGCAGCGGCTCCGGCGTGTTCGGCCGGGCGCCTGACGCGGTGCTCGACATGACCGAGCTGATCCTTGAGCCCGGGACGCTGGAGATGGCACGGCAGTCGCACAAGCTGGCCGACGTGAAGCGGCTCACCGGCTGGCGGATGTCGTTCACCCTGCGCGAGTTCGCCCAGAGGGACCCGCTCGACCTGTGGCTCGTCTTCCCCTTGCACGAGGTCGACCACACCGACCTGTTGGCCGACTGCAAGCCCAACTACGGCGGCGTGTCCGAGGCCAGGAAGCTGCGCACCGAGGCAGAGAACCTGGGCAAGGTGGCCTCGCTCGAGGGCGTGTGCGACCGGCTCATCGGGCGCGGCGAGAGCTGCGAGCGCGACGAAGTGCGCAAGTCCCTGGGATGGAGCCTTCCCACCGTGCGCCGCTGGCTCGAGGAGTCCAACCGCTTCGAGCAGACGCTCGACCCCAAGACCGGCAAGGCGCTCATCGTTCGCAGCGTCGTGAATGATGCGGCAACTTCTGGCTCTTCTGCCGAGGGCGCAGACAGTGGAGAGGAGGCCCAGGGTGTCCTTCCCATTGCCTGAAAGGGTGCAAATTTCCATGTTTAAGGGGGGTAAACAAACCCTTATATATAGAACTTTTTGTGGGGAGGGGGATGTGTGTCGGGGACAGGACGCCCCGACAACACACCCCCGCACCCTTCCCGTGAGGCCTGAGGGGGTCAAAGGCTTTCACCCGACCTTTCACCATGGGCGGTGGCCGTCGTGAGCGCGAAGGGATGGAAGGCCTGGACCACGAAGGAGCTCGACGTGATGCGGGCGAACGGACACCTGGGCGTCGATGCCGTGCACGACGCCCTGCTCCGCGAGTGCGGCACGGACCGATCTGCCCGGTCCATCGAGAGCCAGGCGAGCCGATGCCACGTGAGCCTGCGCGTGCAGCAGGTGTGCCCCGAGTGCGGCGTCGTCGGCGTGCGCCTGAACAGGCAGAGCGGGCTCTGCCCCATGTGCACGGAGATGATGCACCTGAACGAGGAGATCGCGTTCAACGAGATCCTGCAGCGCGAGCGCGAGGAGAAGGCCGACGAGGCCGAGGCGGCCGCGATTCGGCGGGAACGCGACCGGATGCGGCAGAGGAACAGCCGCCTCTGCAGGAAGTACGGGCTCAAGAGCCGGCGCGACCGCAAGTGAGGGTGAAAGGGTGCAAGGTTTCGGCCTTTGCACCCTTTCACCCCTTGTTAGCCTCAGTTTGTGACGCGCGGGGAACATGCCACCGTGAGGAGGTGGCTGACCATGCCCGCGAAGTTGAAGCTTACATACGCGCTCGTGGAGCAGATCGTCGAGCTCAAGCGCGACGGACTGTGCGACGCGGACATCATCGCCGCGATCGGCGTGCACCAGGCGACGTTTTACCGCTGGCTGAAAGAAGGCGAGAACGCCAAGACCGGAGTGAAACGCGCGTTATACGAAGAACTAAAAAAGGCCGAGGCACAGTACAAGAGATGCCTGCTCACGACCATCAAGTCGGCGGCGGAGTCTCGCGCCCAGTACTGGACGGCGGCCGCCTGGCTGCTCGAGCGCAAGTACCCCATGGAGTACGGCAAGATGGAGCGCAAGGCAGAGGAGGCCGACAACGCTCCGGTGCAGCTGACGCTCGGGCTCGTCATCGAGCCCATGGCCGACGACTCCGACGGCGAGGCTGGGGGCGGTGTTGCCGATGGCGACTAACGTCTCCGACTTCGTCATCCCGCGCTTCCACCCGGTGCTCGGCGACGTGATGGCCCACGGCCACACGCACTACTGGCTGCCGGGCGGGCGCGGCTCGACCAAGTCATCCTTCATCAGTATCGCGATCGTCCTTCTCGTCATCGCGAACCCGAAGGCGAACGCGGTGGTGGTCAGGCGCTTCTCCAACACCCTGCGCGACTCGGTGTACCAGCAGATACAGTGGGCCATCGAGGTGCTAGGGCTGGAGGGCGTCTTCCGCTGCCGCGTCTCCCCGATGGAGATCACCTACACCCCTACCGGGCAGCGCATCGTGTTCCGCGGTGCGGACGATCCTCTCAAGCTCAAGGGTGTGAAGTTCACCAAGGGCTATTGCAGCGTGGTGTGGTTCGAGGAGCTTGACCAGTTCGAGGGCGTGGAGGCTGTTCGCTCGATTCTGAATTCTCTTCGCCGTGGCGGCGACCGCTTCTGGATCTTCTACAGCTATAACCCGCCCAAAACGATGTGGTCGTGGGTGAACGTGGAGCGCCTGGAGCGCATTCGGCGCGACGATACGCTGGTGCGCGGCTCTTCTTACCTGGACGTGATAGAGACGCACCCGGACTGGCTGGGCGCACCCTTTGTCGAGGAGGCGGAGTACCTGCGCGACACGAACGAGCAGGCCTGGCGCTGGGAGTATTTGGGCGAGATCACCGGGACCGGCGGCGCCATCTTCGACAACGTGCACGAGGCGAAGCTGAGCGATTCTCGCATCCGCACCTTCCAGCGCATCCGAAACGGTGTGGACTGGGGCTGGTTCCCGGATCCTTGGCGCTTCGTGCGCTGCGCCTGGGAGCCTGACGCGCGGCGCCTTCTCGTCTTCGAGGAGCACTCGGCGAACAAGATGATGCCGGCGGAGACGGGCAAGATCGTGGTGGATTCTCTCACCTTCCCTGACGAACAGGGCGCGGAGGCGTACTTTCACGACCAGATTGTCTACTGCGACGACACGCCCGATTCAAAGGTTCAGATGAACGTGTGGAGGCGCGAGCTCGGCATCCGCGTGCATGCGGCGCGCAAGGCCAGGATGAGGCGCTTGTCTTACGAATGGCTGGCGGGGCTGCGCGAGATCGTGATTGACCCGGAGCGATGCCCCTTGACCTTCTCCGAATTCACCTTGAAGGAGTTCGAGAAGGACAAGGAGGGCAACTGGATCGACGAGATCCCAGACGGCAATGACCATTCCATCGACGCTGTTCGCTATGCCATGATGGACGACGTATTGCGAGGTTAGGCAATGGCTTTTCTCATCGTTCTTCTCGCCATTCTTATTGCCGTTAGCATCTGTGCTCTTCTCGCCATACTCGAGCTCATGAGGCTGTTGGCGTGCGCCTTGGTGACGTTGGCTCTTCTCGCCCTTATCGGCGCCTAAGCGATTGCGTTTCAGAGCTGGCGGAAGTGTTCGCCCCAGGGGGTAGAGAGCATGTTTTTCACGCTCTTCTCGACCATTTCCCTATGCTGCGGCTGGATGACGAACATGTAGTAGCGCTGCGAGACCTTCTCGAACTTCAACGCAAGGCCAGAAGCTCCGAGGAGGTCTTCTCTTCTCAACAGCGCCTTTAGCTGATCCGTATAGAAGGGGTCCTTTCGCCTTGCTTTGTGCTGGTAGTAGACGACCGTGGAGCCCTGGGCGTAGTACCTGGCGAGCTCTTCGGGCAGCACGTACTTGTTCTCCTTCGGCCTTCCCTTGGCAGATGGAACGACCAGGCCGTTGTCGGGATCCACGCACACGATGTCTTTTCCCGCCAACCGAGCGAGAGATCTTCCGAACCAATCACCACGAAGCGCGGTTCTCTCGGCTTTTGGCTTGCACTTACGCTTTCCGCATCCATCATCATCGGAAAAGTCGAGGCAGTCGGAGAAGAACGTTGCCTGCAGGATGTTGTCGTTTTCCATGTAACGAACCTCTCGGTTCTTTCCATCGACAATTGCCTTGAGGCTGAGCCAGAGGTCTGGATCGCATGCGCGGTATTCGTCCTGGTGAAGGTAGTCAACATGGCGGCCGTCGCTGTTGTGCGTCTCGTCTGGCGTGAGGTACCAGTTGAGCCCTATCGAGAAGCCTGCCGACTGCAGAGCCCTAAGGAGGCCTAGCTTGCTGTAGTCGCCTATGTCGCCCGTGTACCTGTTCTGCATGTTCCTCCTCGGCTTCTCTTCTCGAACAGAAAGCTCTTCTCGGCATTTTAAGGCACGTGGGTGTTTGTGACGCGGGCGGATGCTTCACCTGAACTTATCGGCTGGACTATCGGAGGTGACGCATGGGCGCTAATGGCTTGGACGAGTACTGGGTGCCGGAGCATGTGAAGGACTATCTTCGCAAGCTCGGGTTTATCCTTCCCCTGGATGACATGGAGCCTTGGATCCGCTCGTGGGATGACTGGATGAGCGCGCGCGGGGAATTCTACGACTACCGCGACAAGGATGGTATGGGGCGCGTTTACGCGGTGCACAGGCGATCCATTCACCCTGCAATGCGTGTCTGCAAGGAGTGGGGTTCTCTTCTCCTCAACGAAGAAGTCAAGGTTGTTTGCGATAACCAGAAGGCCACCGACTGGATCAACACGTTCTTCTCTTCCACCAACTTCATGAACTCGGCGCAGGCCACCGTGGTGCGTGCGTTCGGGCTCGGAACGGGTGCCTGGGCCCTTTGGCTCGATCTGGACAAGAGGAAGGTTCGCATTCGCCATTACGACGCCCGCATGGTAATCCCGCTCTCATGGGACGAGGACGGGATTTCGGAATGCGCCTTCGTCACGCGGGCGTTCTATAGGGGCAAGGCCGTGGACCAGCTGCAGATGCACCTCAAGGGAGGAATGGGTTTCTCGGCTAACCTTTCACAATCCGCACCCTCCCGCGAGAACGAGGGTGCTCTTCTCGCCAATGAAAGCGAGGAGACGTACAGGATCGTCACCGTATGCTTCGACCACGAGGGAAACGAGCTCGCGCCTGCGGGCATCCTCCCCATATACGACACCGGCTGTCCTTTCCCCACCTTCGGCATCGTGAAGCCGGCCGTCACCAACACGCGCGTGGACATGAGCCCCTATGGGCAGAGCGTGTTCGCGGATGCCGTCGACGCGGTGCAGGCGGTGGACCTCACCTTCGACGCTCTTATCAACGAGATCGACCTCTCGAAGATGAGGGTGTTCTTGTCGGACGTCCTTTTCGACCGCGAGCAGGACGGCAACAAGAACGTCACCATCCCCTTCGGCAAGCAGGACTGCACCGTATTCCGCAAGGTCATGAGCACGGAGGACACGATCCAGGAGTTCGCGCCGGCTCTGCGCACCAACGGGCAGATCGAGGCGTTCCGCGTAGCCCTGCAGATGCTCGGCGACCTGACCGGATTCGGCATCAGTTACTTCGACATGGACGAGTCCCGGGGGTACGTGAAGACGGCCACCGAGGTCTCTTCCGACAACTCGGCTCTCATGCGCAACATACGCCGGCACGAGAACAGCCTGGAGGGCTCGATCGTCTCGATAGCCAAGGCCGTCATGCACGCGTCGCGATCCTTCGGCGAGTCTATCCCCAACGAGGGCGAGGTACGCGTGCAGTTTGACGACAGCATCATCCAGGACACGGTCGCAGAGAAGGAGCAGGACATGAGGGAAGTCGGCGTCACGATGTCGGCTTGGGAGTATCGGATGCGCTGGTACGGGGAAGAGGAAAGCGTGGCGCGCGCCAGGGCGGCCGAGGTGGGCGCCAAGGGCCAGTAGGGCTACTCCTCAGGCTCGAGCGTGGGCGCGAGCTCTATCCGCTCCCCCTGGCCCTCGAGCACCACCTTGTAGCCGCATGCGGAAGCGATCTCGATGAGGGTGTCGATGCGGGGGTTGTTGCCGCGCGTGAGCATGTTGGAGAGGAAGGCGCGCGAGCGGCCTATGGCCTTGGAGACCTCCGCGATCTTCTGTCCGGACGTGTCGCACATGTGCCTGATTGCCTCGAGCGTCTGCATGGGTGGCCTCCCGATCTTGTCTGGCGTACGCGTCACATGGTACTCCATGGCTAAGCGCTTAGCAATATGTGGATTCTATGGGCATACGCTTAGCCATTGCAAAGCGCTTAGCAATACGATAGCATATGAGGTGGAAGATGTCAGCCCGACCGAGAAGGAGGACGCCATGACCACAGCCACCATCACGAACGAAGCCACCGCCTGGAAGCTCCCCGACCTGGACACCGTCTACCACTGCGAGGAGCTCGGTCCCATGACCTTGGGCCAGATGCTCGACGGCGTGGACCCGGACCTGATCCCCTCCGACCAGACCATGTACGAGGACCTGCTGTGGGCCTTCGGCGCCTGGGACACGCTGGAGGAGATGAACGCGGCGATGGCCACGCGGGTCTACACGGCGTCTCCCGACGGCAAGGTGGGCTTCCGGCTGGTCAAGTAGCCGGCACTCTCACAACCGAATACGAGATCTCACGGGGCGGCCTGCGGGTCGCCCCTGCTGCGTTGCGGCTGCAGCAGTCTCTGCCGCCGACGGTGCGCACGGGACGCGCAAGCGCACTACCCCAAAGCGGTAGCGCCATGGGCAGGGGTGCCGTGTGGCGCGCGAGGGAGGGAATGCCATGCGGGCAGCGGGCGGCCAGATAACCTTGCAGGCGCTGGCACACAGGGGGCCGTGGGCGTGGGCGGCTGAGCCCGCAGCGACGAACAGACCGCCGCAAGGCGGGCTGTGAGGCGCCGTGGCGAAGACGCACGCGCCCACGGCCCCCTGTGTGCCAGCGCAGGCCGGGAGCGTGGACGGCGGCCGTGGCTGAGCGCCGCCCGACGAACAGACCCGCGTCAGCGGGGCTGTGAGGCGGAGCGCGAAGACACGGACGACGGCCACGCTCCCGGCCGTCCCCGGTTGACT